CAGTGTCGCACCTTCTGAGATCCTTATGTATGATGTTGACATGGCTTCTGAAACTTACACCAATCTCATGGTGGAGAAGTGGATGGAGAATGCCGAACTGCATGAGGCAGTTGAGAAAGAAGTCGAAGACATTAAGGAGCTTGAGAAGACCTTCTTCCAAAGGATTCTTGAATCCCTTTGTACCTTCGGAGATCTCATTCCGCAGGCTCTCAAAAAGGCGCGAGATGGTCTCTTGCAGCTGCTTAACCCGGCAGCTCAATTCACATATGACCAGTTTTTGGCCTTAAGATCAGGTCAGATGGACAAGTGGAACGTTTACGCTATCAAAGCAGCCTTTGTTGCCATTGCGATACCCGTGCAAATGATCATGTTCAGCTTAATGCGCAAGTTGGTGGTTGCAATTTGTAACTTCTTCTATGAGTGTGCATCTGCTATCTTCGAAGCGTTCGGATGCAGCATGGGTGCAGAGCAACAATCCCACAACCCCGAAGGTAAGCCAGGTTTGCCTAGAAGGGAGTTTATCAGAGCACCAACACATCAGGGAACGGAGAACCATGACTTTTCTGTCAGGAAGGTCCTGTCCAATTGCTTTGCAATGCATGCCATTCAGGGTGAGGATAGAACTTACTTGGGCAGTCTTCAGTTCTTTGATGGTGATCTCGCTGCTATGCCACACCATTTTTGGCGTCAGATGTCACAGAAGGTGCAGAATGACACGAGGGTCGAATTCACCAATGCCGACCAAGACAAGTATAACTTCTCGATGAACATGAGAAAGTTTCTTTCTTTCCCCTCCTTATCATACAAGGAATCAGGTTTGGACCTGATTTTCATCAAGATGGATAAGAGGGGCATCAAGGCGATGAAGAATATCAGGCCCTTGCTCTTCAGCGAAGCACAGATGGCTGAGTTTACACACATCAGCCAACAAGTGACTCTTCACGCAGTACAGTCTGTCGTGAAAAGTGCGGACACCACCAGGCTTGTCATAAGCAGAATGGAATCCCCGTACGTGAAGTATCTCTCCTCTTTCTCCGTACAAGGCAATGAGTATGTCCAGACTTTCCAGTACCTTGCAAATTCATCACAGGGAGACTGTGGAAGCCCTCTTATGCTCACCGACAGCAGGTATCACAAAGGCCTCTATCTAGGGATGCACTATGCAGGAGCAAGGTCTTTCACTGGCTCACGTGGGTATGCGACTGTCATAACAAGGGAAATGGTGGAACAAGCCGGCACACGACTGGGTTGTTACACCGACAACTTTGTTGAGGATATGGCATCGATGGGTATCAAGGTATCTGAGTGCGCCCCCGAGGAACAATCAGGGATATCTGGTCAAGACAACCTTGTCGATGGCAGCATCACCCTTCTTGGGAAAGTGGATAAGCCAGTCTCTTCCTCTGGGAAGACCCAGCTCAAGCTAAGTCCTCTTGGAGAGGCTGCAATTTTCGGGGAATGCCCTAAGGAGCCCGCTGTGTTGTGCCCAGTCGAGAGGAATGGGGTGAAAGTGTACCCCATGATCAAGAGTATGGAACCATATAAGACTCCGCATGAATGGAGGGATGTCCCCAACCTTGAGCTGTGCGCTGAAATCCTGACGCGTCAATTCACCAAGGCAACTAAGGATTTTCCCCAGATAGTGCTGAGCCCAGAGCAAGCAGCTGTTGGCGTACCTTCTATGGGTGTGAAAGCAATCCCAAGAGATACGTCACCAGGCTATCCCTACAGGCTTGAGGGTTCTGTGGGGAAGAGGGATTGGTTTGGCTCCGAGCAAGAGTACAACCTTAACAACCCCAAGTGGTTTGCCCTGAAGGATAGGGTCATCAATATGAGAGATCAAATCCTTGAAGGGAAGAGACCCGCTGTCCTCTATGTGGGCTTCTTGAAGGATGAATTGAGGACCAAAGAGAAGGTGGAAGCCGTCAAAACCCGATACGTGTCGTCCTGTCCTCAGGATTACACTCTCCTGTGCAAGATGTACTTCGGTGCATACATTGGGGCTAGGCTCCAACTAAATGTCAAGGAGGGTTTTGGTCCGGGAATGAACCCTATCACAGACTGGTCAACAATGGTTGATTATCTCAACCAAGCAGGCAAGAACTTCTTTGCTGGGGACTTCAAGGGCTTTGATGCAAGTCAGCAGCCCTACATCCATCAGGTGATTCTTGACCACATTAATGCGTGGTACAGGATGTCTGATAGCTGGAAACCAGAGGATGAGAAGGTACGAAACATGCTCTGGCTCGAGCTTATCCACTCGAGGCATCTTGTTGGCAAGGGCCAGGAAGCCCGATACATTGTCCAGTGGAACAAGAGCCTTCCAAGCGGACACCCACTCACCACCATTGTGAACAGTTTGTTCACCGTTATCGTCATTGGCACAGCGTATGTCAAGGCTACTGGAGACATTGAAGGTCTCGAGGAGCACTTAAAAACTGTGCCTTTTGGTGACGATAACGTCAACTCAGTCTTTATCAAGATGATCGAACTCTTCAATCAGATCATTTTGGCAGAGCAACTGAAGGAGACCTTTGGATTGACGTATACCGACGACGTCAAAGATGCCAAGCTATCACCCTTTAAAGACCTACAGGAGTGTACTTTCTTGCAGAGGGGGATAATCAAAGACCCCACAGCCCCAGGAGGATGGAGGGCCCCTCTCGCTGAGGGGAGTTACCTTTGGCCTACATACTGGTACAGGTCC